ACCAGCATGGTGTCGTCTGTTACATCTACAACGAGATAATCTCCGTTGTTAGATGATGTGCCTGACACAGTTATCGTGTGTCCGATCTGAAAACCCTGGTCTATAAAATTTTTACCGCTATCAACAATTCGATCATTGTGCTCAGCGCCGGTCGAGCTTGGATCACCCTCTTTAAAAGATATCGTCGTCGCCGTGTATTCCGGAAGCAGCTCCGCTCGGCCCTCGAGGTTATCTTGCACGGTGCCAACAGCAACGGTTGCGCTGGTGTAGGTATCGATCTTGACCCAGCCGTCATGCATTTTAATAAGCCGGCCAACGTCAGTGCTTACAAATGTACTAGCACTTGCAGTTACCGTGCAGCTCGAGCCCGTACGCGCTGATGCAGTAAGCGTTGTCGCTTCCGTATTCTCATCTTGCATCGGCCCGTACTCGATGGGCGCGGTCGTCAAAGTCCAAGATGTATTCCCGGTGCGCGTAAGCTTTCGAGGATAATGATTAGGATGCACCATCCACATGGTGTCGGCCGATTGCGCAAACTTAACGTCGAACAGCTCAGCCTCGAGGAACGGGGAAGCAATCTCGTAAACACGATTGGCAACGCCGCCTGACGCATAGGCCGTGAAACCAGTGCTGTTAATGTTGGTGCCGTCTTTATCTGTAAGCTCAAACGTGTTTGTCGTTTTGTTGGCTACCAGATAGCGCTTGCCGTTGAGCTCAGTCATTCCTACCACTGAGCTGATCGTTATCTCTTCGCCGTTGGAGTAGCCATGCGAGCTCGATGTAACGACACAAGGGTTTGCCTGTGTCGCTCCGGTGATCGTCTTGTTGCCTTCGACAATCTGGCCCGAGTTTGTAAAGAAGCGCATATACGCATCACCGAGCTCGATAATGTACGTTTGATCTGTGTTAAACTCGAAAGGTATCAGGCGCGTTTTCTTCGAGCTCGTTTTGACTTCGGCTACGTAATACGTTCCCGGCCGGCGCACGGCACCGCCATGCGGATGCACCATAAAATTGGTCAGCGTTGTGCAGCCGTTAAAATATTTTGCGAGATCCGTTCTTCCATCGAGCCGGCTACTTAACCGGCCGGCGGTGAAGTTAGAAAACGCTACAGACGCTCTAGCCATTACAGACGTATCGTTGTGAAGTTATCGGATACAAGCTCCTCGGGTGTGCCTTCAGTGGCATCAGCAAACCGAGCTTCGCTTAGTTTCATAAGGTACAAATTCCACAGGCTCTCAGTGAACCCGTTGGAGTTCGTCATCGTGTATGCAATCTCGTGCGCCATGCGCGCCGAAATGGTTTCTGTTAGAAGGGCATCGTATTCGTTCGCATCAGTAACCCGAGCCAGATAGCGCAGGTTAATTGTACCCTCATCAGTCAAAAGCTTGCGGCCCTCGATGACATACGTCACGCCTGAGCTGACCTCGCCCTCAACGTCTAACACGCGCAGACAAAATGGATCAGTCGGTAACTGGTATTGTTTGGTATATTCGTATGAAGGGGCATCCGATAACGCGGACAATGCTGCACGGCGAATGAGACAGTTCCAGGGGTGAGCCCGGAACACGCTGTCGCGGACAAACTCATAGCGTTGGTTGCACACACGGCCGGCTTTGGAGTCCTCAGTCAAACTTATGATGTTGGACGCACCGATCATGTTCAGCGCTGAGTTACAAATATCAACGTCAGATGCCATCTTAAATTCCTAAAGAAGAAAGGGGGGCCAGAGGCCCCCCAATCCGGTTAGCTTACCACGTAGTGGATGATGAAGGAGAGATCTCCCTCAGTGCCACCCGCGGCCGCCATAGTCACAGCAATGTAGTAGTACCCGCCAGGGTCAACAGACGCACCGGCGATCTCCCACATTTTCTTTCCAACAGTATTAATGTTGGAAGCTTCGTGACGAACGTCAGCCATCGCACCAGCGTCAGCAACTGTCGTGGCGAAGACATCTTCGTCAACTACAGTTCCATCGGACTGATAGATACCGACATTGAAGGTGTTTGATCCACCAAGCGTATCCGAGCCGATGAAGATGTGCGGCACGGTTGCATTGGATGGAACTGGGGCAAGCATCAGAATGTCATTGTCATCTGAGTCACCCGCTGCAACGACCACGGTTCCTTGTGCGACACGCATCACGCCATGTAGCAAAGCAACATCGTTCATTGCTGGAGGGCTGGCTTCAAAATTTGTAACCAGCGTGGAATTAGCTGTTCCCATTTTTCATCCCTCCTTATGCGGACTCATCAATATCCAACTGCACTACCTTCTCTTCTTCCATTCTGGTGCTACCTATGGACATGCAATAGTACACTTGCGTTGAATATGATTTGTCTGAACGCTCATCGATCCGAGCGGTTACATCTTTACCAACTGCCAACATGAGGCCATCGCCTTGGAAGGCAAAGCAGGTGCGGATGTTGCCCGATTTCGCTAAGCGGGTTGAAGTATGGAAGCGGAACCCGAGATAGGAATCCAGGCTTCCTTGAACTAACGCTTTCACCGTGTTGAAGTCGCTCGATTTTACCTCAGTGGTATTCAAGAGGTCTTGGAGTCCAATCGGTGAAATGACGATGTGGCGATTATCTTCATCGACATCTGCCGAATCCATAATCTCCTTGGCGCTGAGTAGTTTCGCCAACGTCAAACCAGTACCGCCATTAGCAATTTGGTTGGCAGCGAGCATAGAGGTGCTCGTGCTTCCCGCCTTGCCGGTGCTTGCGGTTCCAGTAGCTGCCGCGATGATCACATCATCGATACTGCGCGCCATTGCGGCCGCAGCGGCACGAGCATAGGTGCTCGTCGGATCAATCAACATGGACACTTTGTCGCTATCGTCCACGAGATCTGCCCACTCGTACGTAGTCATCGTCACCATTCTGCGAGAGTGCGGTGTTTCCATCAAAGGGGTGTCGGAGTGACGGCTCGTCTTTGCGACTGCCGCTGCTTTACCGATTTGATCGAAAAACGCCTTTTCGCCGGTGACAGATTCCTCACGTACTGCTGAGCGGAGTTTAGAGCCCTTTTGCTGAGCAAGTAAGTAGACGTTGCTACTAAACTGCTGGCTAAAGGCTGTGGTGATTTGTGTAGACACAGGTCACCTTCCTTCCGTTTCAAAAGTTGATGAGAAAATTAATCGACCGGCTACCCCATGCGGGACCGCGTCTACATTTCGCGTCTGATAGACGGCGTTAGCTCGCCAGCTTTTGGACCCTTACGGGCTACCCGGCTTCGGGAAACATGAAGCCATATAATCGGGATCGCTCTTGCACAAAGAACTCATGTTGTGGATGAGCTCGATCCCAAAGCGGACCATCTGGCCGCTCTATCTCAGTAAGTTTTGTTCGCGCCTCATCGGGAGACATAGCGCCAGGAGTTTTCTCTATTCCTATAAGCTCATCTTCCGAAACGCGCTCTTGAATAAAATTTGAAATATTCACAAATGTTTTTATGAACTCCGGATGGTCACCTAGCCGGCTGCCGTCCGCTAAAATCATGTTGTCAATATTTTCCGATAACTCCGGGCCAAACTGCTCGAGCAAGGCTCCAGCATTTTCTATATTGTCCTCGAACTTAGCCCCAAATTCTTTTTGCAACACAGCCTGTGTTTCTTGGTGCGCTGCTTCCATCACACCTTCTATATTTTCGGTCTGACTCGATGCCATTTCATTGTAGGCCGTCACGAGCTGTTGCGCTTGCGCGTTGTTCAACCCGATGTCATGCGCCGTGCTCTGGAACCAATTAAGCATTCCATCATCTGCGCTCTCGCCAGCATCGATGTTGTAGCTGTCAGCATCTTCTGGCCGGCCAAGCCGATCATACACCGCGGCCCAATCTTCCGCGGACGCATGTTCGCCCGGTAAAACCACTTTGTCTTTGCCGATCATGCTCGAGGCATTCACGTATGCCTTAGCTAAGTTTTCGACATCTTGTATCGGCTGCAACGCCGAATGCTCCCGTAAGTCCTCGGGCAAGCTTGCCCTAAAATCAGAGACTTCCTCAGACGGAGCTGCCGGTTCAACCGACTCCGCTACCTGTTCGTCCACCTTTACTCTCCTTCTGCTTGTTGCGGTAAATCTTTCATCATCTGTTCGATGAATAATATGGTTGCACGTTGCCCCTCATTGTAAGCCGTCCGATAAGGGTCGTTATCAAACGAGGGTACGTAACAATGGCACCGGCTCTTGAGATCCTCGAGAATCCGCACACCATTGTCTGTTTCAAACAGCTCGCGATAGGCCAGCCGTAATCCTTCGCGGTCCTGTTCAAGGGCCGCTAGTTGCTCCTGTTCGTCCATGTCCTAAAATCCCGCTTGGTTTCCTTGCTGTAGAACTTTCATCGCCGGCGCAGCCGCGCCCATCGCCTCAGCCGTTTGCAGCGCTTCCATCTGTTGCATCTGCGCTTGCTCAGCTTCCGCTCGCTGTTCGCGTTTCGCCATCACCTCAGCCTCACCCTGGCTCACTCGAGCCGGCACATGCAGAACACCTAAGAGGTGACGCACAAGGCCATCGAAATCGACATGGTCAAACACTGATGGATCTATAGATGCTGCCGGCGACATGATCTCAAACATGCGCATGATGGCTTGCAGGTCGTTCTGCCGCTGAGCTCGCGCCAGAGGCGACACATATTCAATCTCAATATCCATATCTGCGATTGCCGGCGGTGGCGCGGGAAACTTGTTTTGCCGCACCATGATATTAAACGCCCGGTCGATCATGGGCTGTAGCAGCTCGGCTTGTAGCCGTCCTAATACTGGACCCAATAGACGCATCTT